GTTTTTCAGTGGTCGGCGCTGGGGGTAATCTTTATGTCACAAGGCGATTTTGCAGGCGTTTTTCCTCCTTTAGCTTCGCTTTTGTCTTGCTATAGCCCGTCACTGGGCAACCTAGTCTCCTCCCGAAAGGGAGGACACTATTCTAAAGCCAAACATTTTTTAGCGGAGTGCAAAGACATTGCGTCGCATCCTTGTTAATCCCTATCGCAACGATTTCGAGCCGACCAGATTCAGCCAGGCCATCAAATCTGAAATGGAATACAAACTCGATTTCACAAACACAGCGACAGCAAGAGGGTCAGCGGTCAGTGGAGTCACTGTCGAAAGCAAAGGCAGTCGCAAGCTCACACTGACAACGCCGACTGTCAGCAGCAACGTCGCGAGTTTCTACGTCAGTGCCGATAACTCCGGTAACGGTGTAGTAGAAGCCGAGGCGACATTCGCAGACGGCAAGCAAGAACGAGCTTACATCACCGTCATCGCCCAAGACCCGCAATACCGCATATGATCACAGAAGAAGAATTCATCGGGCGTATCAACGCACTGCAAACGCAGAGAGATGACGCGCTCAACCAAGTGGTCATATTGAACGGACAACTCCAGCAGTTGATCGCCCAGGTCGCGCAACTAGAGAAGCCCAAGAAGGGCAAATAAGAAAGAGGATAACAGTGAAAGGCGTAAAACATTACAGGCGAGATGGCACTGAGCACAAAGGCAATACACATAAAATGCCGAATGGTTCCCTACACACCAACAAATCTCATACGAAAACGAGCGTCCCTCTGTTTCACTACAAAGACCTGTCAGCGAAAGCGAAGAAGAAAAGCAAATAATGGGCATGACTAGAGCGCAGATGAACAAAAGCGTGCGTCAGAAAGCGTTACGTGAGCAGCTAGAAGGTCAGGGTCATGTTCAGCATGTCGTTGAAATCTTGAATAAAATCAGTGATCTGGACAACAGCCTGGACTCGATGGACTTGCAAAGGCTCAAAGTGGTTGTCGATACCAAGCTGAAACTGATCACAAAGTATCTGCCAGACCTGAAAAGCGTCGAACATAGTGGTGACGAAGACAATCCTCTGCAAGTACAAATAGCAGCCTATGAGCTTAAGTTTACAGACGACCCCGACCCATAGCGTTCCGACTGCGTTTCGAGAGCTTTACGAGCCTCATCGATACAAGTGTTATTGGGGCGGTCGCGGCGCAGGGAAGAGCGTCCAGATAGCTTCGGCACTCTTGCTGAAAGGTTCAGAGCCAAAGCCAAAAAGAATCCTGTGTGCAAGAGAGATACAGCGCAGCATCAGAGACAGCGTTCACAGCCTGCTCGCACAGCGCATCAAAGCGTTAGGACTTGAGCATTTCTACGAGGTCACAAGTAACGAAATACGAGGGACGAATGGAACCTCGATCATCTTCTCAGGCTTGTGGCAGAACGTGCAGTCGATCAAGTCGATTGAAGGCATTGATATTTGCTGGGTCGAAGAGGGCAATAGCGTTTCAGAATCAAGCTGGCGCACATTGATCCCATCAATCAGGAAACCAAACAGCGAGATATGGTGTTCTTTCAACCCTGAACTGAAGAGTGATGCTGCATATCAGCGATTCGTTTTGAATCCACCAGACAGTGCGATCGTGAAGAAGGTCAGTTGGCGAGACAACCCTTATTTCCATCAAACGACCTTGCCAGACGAGATGCAGACGCTTAAAGCAAATAACGAAGAAGAATATCAACACGTTTACGAAGGCGAACTCAAAGAATTTTCAGACGGCTCAATTTTCGCGCAGCAACTTAAGCAGATGCGTGAAGAAGGGCGAGTGTGCAATCTGCCCGTGGAAAGCGTCCCTGTAAATACGTTTTGGGATTTGGGGCGCAACGACACGACAGCGATCTGGTTCCATCAGCAGGTCGGCAAAGAACATCGCTTCATCGACTTCTACGAACACAGATTGGTTGACCTTGATCACTATGCTCATGTTCTGCGAGAGAAGGGCTATCTGTATGGCGATCATTACCTGCCGCATGATGTAGAGGCTGTCATGTTGGGTTCAGGCAACAGAAGCAGGCGCGAGATACTTGAAGGGCTTGGTGTGCAGCCGATTGTCACAGTGCCACGCATTGCGTCTGTTGAGGACGGTATCGCGCAAGTCAGAGATGTGTTCCGTAGCTGTTGGTTCGATCAGACAGACTGCGAGGAAGGATTGAACGCCCTAGCAAACTATCAGTATCAGTGGGATGACAAATTTGACACGTTTCGCAAAGTGCCGCTGCACAACTGGGCGAGTAACGGAGCAGACGCTTTCAGAATGTTTGCCCAGGCGTACCAAGCAGAAACAACAGCACCAGACTTAGAATTCACAAGCGAGTGGTAATGGCAAAAAAGAAAGACATCATCACGGAGGCAATGCACCGATTTGAAACTGCCTCTGATAGCTGGCAGGACACCTTTGACCTGGCGCTGTCTGACGTGAGCTTTATCGATGAACCCGATGGTCAGTGGGATGAGTCGAGCAAGAACAACCGCAAGAATAGACCATGCCTGACATTCGACAAGCTCAGTGCGTCCGTTGATCGCGTCGTTGGATCGCAGCTTTCAAACATGCCTTCTATCAAGGTCAGAGCAGCCGAAGAGGGCGACGAGGACACAGCAGAGATTTTCCAAGGTTTGATACGCCAGATTGACCAGCGAGGCCAGAAAGCCTTTAAAACAGCGTTTAAATTCGCTGTGAAGGGCGGCTGGGGCTGCTTGCTTATCGATCACGATTACATTGATGACGTGAGCTTAGACCAAGACATTTTGATTCGGGAAATCAAAAACCCGTTCAGCGTTCTCATCGACCCCATCGTGCAAGCACAGCCCGTTGAAGAGGCCCGTTATGGCTTCGTCTTTGAGGATGTGGAGCGTGACGAGTTTGAGCGCATGTACCCGAAAGCGAAGAACCAGGGGTCGCAGAGTGACTTTGAAAACACTGGCAATTTCGACAGCTGGGTGTCAGAAGATTATGTGCGTGTGGCTGATTACTATCGCATCGTTATTGAGGAAAGTCGCCTTGTGCAGTTGTCCGATGGTCGTGTCGTGGACTACGCAGATATCGAGCCGATAGCCGACGAGCTTAATTTGAATGGGATAACCCTGGGCAAAGAGCGCATCGTCCAGAGCAGAAAGCTAGAACGCTACAAGTTAACCGCGATGGAAGTGATTGAAAAAGTCGAGTGTGTCGGACGATACATTCCGATCGTGCCTGTTTTTGGCAAGACCACGAATGTTGACGGCACGTTCTTCAGTCGCGGCATCGTCGCGAAAGCGAAGGACGCGCAAAGGATGTACAACTACTCGCGCAGCGTTGCGGTAGAAGTCAGTGCCTTAACACCCAAACAGCCGTATCTCGCAACTCCAGCGATGGTCAAGGGCCACGAAGAACGCTGGCGCAACATGATGACCTCATCCGACCCAGTGATGTTCTTCAACTTCGATCAGGGTCAGAAGCCGTTTCGAGAAGCGCCTGCACAGGGGAGTCCCGCACTCGCGCAGGATGCACAGGTCGCCAGTCAGGACATCCAAGCCACCACAGGCATCTTTGAGGCGAATCTTGGACAACAGGGCAATGAAAGCTCTGGCGTTGCAATCAGAGGCCGACAGTATCAGGGCGAACTTACCAACTACGAATATGCTGACCAACTCAGCGATGCCATGGAGTTGGCAGGCAAGATTTGCATCGATCTCATTCCTAAGATTTACGACACAGAACGGCAAATCAGGATTCTTGGCGAGGATGAAACAGAAGAGGTCATGGCGGTAAACAAACCACTGCAAGACATGCAGACCGGTGAATTCATCCTGACCAACGATCTCACCGCAGGACACTATGATATCAAGATGGCAACAGGCCCATCGTTCTCGACTCGCAAGCAGGAAACAGCAGAACAACTATCTCAGATCATTGCCCAGAACCCTGCGATGTCCTCGATGGTCGGAGACATTCTGTTCAAGAACCTCGACCTTGTGGGCGGTGATGAAGTAATCAGCAGACTCAGAAGTGCGGGTGTGAAAGCAGGCATTATCGAACCTGATCAAGAAGAAGCAGTCGCCTTGCAGCAGCAGATGGAGCAGCAGCAGCAGATCGAGGCTCAAGCGGCCCAGTTAGAACTCGCTATGAAGCAAGCCGAGGTTATGAACGAGCAGGCAGACACCCGTGAAAGCGAATCTAAGGCGTTTCTGAACACCGTTAAGGCGCAATTAGAGCAGCTTGAACTAGCACAGGCGCAGCAGGATTTAGAGGCTCAGAAGATCGCTGCGTTGCGTCTACGGCAAAGCATAGGATTGCCCGTTGTCTAAACGTGACCCAAGACTGAAACGCGCTGGCGTTAGTGGCTACAACAAGCCCAAACGCACGCCAGGGCATAAAACCAAATCGCATGTGGTCGTTGCCAAACAAGGTAACAAAATTAAAACCATTCGATTCGGACAGCAGGGAGCCAAGACTGCTGGCGCACCCAAAGCGGGTGAATCCCAAGCGATGAAAAACAAACGCAAGAGCTTCAAAGCACGACATGGTGCAAATATCGCGAAAGGCAAAATGTCAGGCGCATTCTGGGCCGACAAGACGAAGTGGAGTTGATGATGGCGAAGCGAGGTTTGTATTCGAACATTCATGCGAAACGTAAACGAATTAAAAAAGGCAGTGGTGAGACTATGCGAAAAGCTGGCTCGAAAGGTGCGCCAACTGCTAAGTCTTTCAAATCCGCAGCAAAAAAGAGAAAAACAAATGCCAAGAGTCGGAAATAAACACTATTCATACACCAAGGCTGGCATGAAAGCTGCCGCAAAAGCACGCAAAAAACGTAAGGGTAAAAGAAAATGAACGAACAAATGAATCCATCGAGAGGCGCACTTGCAGATATGCTCACAGGGCGCAGAGGCTTGAATGCAGGATCGGCAGAGGCATTGGTGCGCAAGATCGGACAGCCGCCACAAACGGCCCTGCCGCAGTCTCAGCCGCAAACAGGTATGCCCTCGATGCCCTCATCAGGTGGCGACATGCAGTTGGTGACAGGACGCGACGGTAATAAATACCAGGTTGTGATTGATCCTAAAACTGGCTTGCAGACCTTCATTCCTTATCGTGAGCCGCGACGTGATCCTGCACAAATGCCACAACCAATGGGGCAGGGCGGTCAAGGCGCGATGCGTCCACCAATGCCACAAGGCATGGGTCAAGCAATGCCCCCTAGCATGGGTCAAGGAGCAATGGGTCAGGGCGGTCAGGCAGCGCCAGGTGCATTGCAAAACCGCTTGCGGAATATGCTTTCTGCGTAAATGCACGATTTCACTCACGCTGTTGGCGTTGTCCAAGACATCATTGGAGAGCCTGCTAACAGAAACAGATTAGCGCGATATGTTGAACCCACATTAACTGTGGGTAGTGCTATTGCCGCAGAACCCATCAACATTCTTTCGGGCCTGCTGCAATCAAAAGAATCGGGCCAAGATTTGCTGGAATTATTTGGGTTTGAACCTTACGAAGAATCGCCCAGACCATCACAGTCACTCAGACGAATGATGGAGGTCGGTGACAAGCTGACTTACAGCCCCAGAACACCAGAAGGACAAGCAGGCTTACAAAGCCTGAAGGACGCTATGGTAAGCGTCATGGACAGTCTAGGCGTTGATGAAGCAATCAATTACTTAAACACGACCATTGTGCCTAACCTGCAAAAAGCGTTTGGCGAAGAAGCAGCAAAAGAGATCGGTAGTGCTGTGTTGGCTGCTGTGCCGATGATTAGGAGAGTGCGTAGTCTACCAATGGACAAAGCCTTACGAATGCAAAGAGCGCAAGACATGGGATTCGACGTTGATCAACCTGTCTATCATGGATCACAAGAAAAAGATTTTGAATTTTTTGACGATAAAAGGATTGGTGAAAGAGATGAAGGTTTTTTCGGTAAAGGTCATTACTTTGCTGATTCAAAGGGAGAAGCAAATACCTACGGGCCTTTTGTTGGCGAATATGTAGTCCGAGGCAATTTGCTGAACCTAGATACTCCTGAAGGCATGAGTATTGTTGACCGAAACTACGAGCGCAAAAGATTCATTTATCAAATGGAAAAACTGGATGAAATTAACGCATTAGATGAGCCGCAATTGAAAGGGTTAAAAGCGGTGAAAGATTTAGAGGATTATGTTGATAACAACGTGATCGTATCAAAAGGTCAAAATGCCGATGGCTCAACTGGTTTTCATGTACGAATAAAAGAGCCTTTTCTTACAAAATACTCTGACGGCTCTACCTATCAAAAGTATGTGGAAGCTCCAGTATTTGATCACCGTGGCACTCGCTTTCATCCAGATCGACAAGATGCAATTGAACACTTAAAAAATAATATTCTTGACGAAATAAATTACCAAGGAAATAGAACGTTCGCACAAAAATTTCCTGGTATTGAAAACGCTATTTTTAGTTTGTCAGAGTACATTCGATTTGGCGGTATGGGTGCTGAGGAGTTAAGTAAAAAGGCTAAAGCAGCAGGCTACGATGGTATAAAGGTTTACGACGAAACAGTCATCTTTAATCCAAAAAACATACGAAAAAAAGAAGCAGAATTTAACCCAGAAAAAAAAGATAGTTCTGATCTGTTGTCAAGCGTCCTGAACGATCAACAATTTATAAACACAGCTTAATTCGGTTTAACGCACCGTAAAAGCGTGGGCTAACTCGCTGCCCTTCAAGCGAGGTAAAAATCCGAGGAGTCGTACTCATGACTGATGCAGCTAACGCTGAGGGCATTCTATCGCCTGCGGAAATCGAGAATGCCGTTGAAGATTCTGACCAGCCCGAAGAGGGCGTAACTACTGAAGCTACTGCTGAAAACACTACAGAAGAAGCCCAGGAGCCATCCAGCGAAGAGAACGCTGACAACCAAGCTGAGGAGAAGCAGAAAAACCGCAACTCCTATCAGCAGCGGATTTCTCAACTCGCACGACAGAAGAACGAAGCTAATACCAGAGTTCAAGAGCTGGAGCAGCAAAACCAATACTTGTCTGAACAGATTAATCAAGTTCAACAACCGCTGGATCAATTTCCAGAGTTGCAGGACTACGATTTTGATCAGAGTCAGTATCAGCAAGCTGTCATCCAGTACAACGCGCAGCTAAACGCCCAGACTGTCCAACAGGCAATGGGCCAGCAGCAACAAGCGCAATTGAATCACCTCAATGCTCAAAAACAAGTGATCTCTGAGGAATCGTTTAAAGAAAAGTCAAAGGATTTTGCTCTCGACTTTCCTGATTACGAAACCAAGATTACTGCGCCCAATTTCCAACAATCGGATTTTGTAGCGAGAGCAATAGTTAACGATTTTGATAACGGCCCTGCTGTTGCGTACTGGCTTGCCAGTAATCCGCAACAAGCTCAACGAGTCAATCAAATGTCAGAACTAGAGGCGATGAAAGCTCTTACGGTTGTTTCAACCGCTCTAAGTATAGCCAAGCGACCTGTCAAAACTACTAACGCTCCCGCGCCCAGCAAATCTGTAACTCCTCGAGGAAAGGTGTCGAAAGACCCTGACAAGATGAGTCCGACTGAATACGCGAGGTATAGGGGGTATCGAAAATAGGTACTAAAAAATGGCTAATTCATTACTTTCTCCGAGTGTTATCACGAAAGAAGCCTTGGCAATACTACATCAGAAATTAAATTTCATTGGTACGATCAATACTCAGTACGATGACCAGTATGCTAAGTCAGGTGCGAAGATCGGCAACGATCTTAAAATACGCCTTCCTAACGAATTTTCAGTTCGTACAGGCGCAGCACTCAGTTCACAAGATGTAACGGAAAACTCAGTTACGCTGTCTGTGGATACCCAAAAAGGTGTTGACTTCACTTTCTCAAGCGAAGAACTGTCCATGCACATCGATCAGTTCAAGGAACGTTATCTTGAACCAGCGATGGC